TTTGTGGAATATCAGTTAAAGAAAAGCTAAATCCGGAATTATCATACCCTGAAATAATCACCGCTGCTTCTGTGACATTCCCAAAAATATCTTGTTGTGCTCTCAAAAATGGAGTCGATGGTATTGTTCCGGTATATACGGTTAAAGCACCGGTTCCGGTATCAATTTGCTGGTTAACAGATAGCTTAGGCCAACGATTATAAAATACAGATTTATCCTGACTATATCTTAAAATATATCCTTGACAATATACTGGGGGGCTTATGGTGATATTTCCTGGTGTTGAGATTATGGATTGCCCTTGGTTATTAGCCGGATTATTTTCATATAAGAAGGCGTATGTATCAACATTTGGAATAGTAGTAAATACATAAGGCTTTGTTAGCTTTAAATTCTTAAATTGTTCTGGAAAATGCAGTGTGTAGGCTAAATTAATATATCGATCAATCTGGGTATCCGGCATTTGAGCAGGGCTATACCTGGCTGTCATCCTTCGTACTGTATTCCTCATTTCTAATAATTGTACCATTAGACTGCTCCTGCATTATACACTACACCCTCAAACGAATCCTGATTACCATATCCTAATGGTTTTGGGGGAAGATAAGGCCCCGAGCTATTAGGAATTACCGATGGGTTAGTAAAGGCCGATGGTAAAGGATTCGGATAAGAAAATATATTAAAATTACTTGAATCCAAATCTAAAGTTAAAGTATCAGATGTTACCGAAGTTACTTGTACGTTTATTTCGTTCAACTGAGTCATGCCAAATGCTATAGGAATCAAAAACCTAACCTTCATTCCTGCCACATACCCATGATCATTCACTGTCGTTACAACGCAAGGATTTGCATTTGTCACCGATTCAATCGTTTTACAACGCAAATTCTCTTGCACTTGAGTCTGCGAATAACCTGGATAATAAGTGACTACTGTCGCCATGTAAAACCGCTTTACATTGTTAAAATCAAAATGTCGTAGGAACAAACGCATAACTTTTATTCGACGTATCCACATGGTGAATATTTGTTGGATTGCTTGGGTCCAACTCGCCTTCTTTCTGGATAAACTTAGGTCTATGGTAATACTCATTAATCTGATCGGCAAACCCACGTGGAATCGTGTAGACTGCGCCATCGTTGAATGTGTACCACTTCACAGGGTCATCTGCATATTTCATATATGTCAGTTTTGCTGAATTACCGGGTGCGCGACGATTCATAAAACGGCCTGTTACCTTGACATTGTCATAGGCTTTCTGTGCTTCAATCTTGTTGCTTAATGCCTGTCCTTCAACTCTGACTGAAAGCAATTTCTCATTAGCTTTCTTCTCAATAGCATCCAATTCTCTTGGAACGCGAATTGATTCAGTGAGTTCTTGTTTCTTAGCTTGAAGCTCTTCAATCTCTAATTTTGTCTTCTGCAATTGAACCCTAACCAAATCCAATTCTTGATTTAGCACTTCAACTTCTGCTTCATTCGTCATTGGAACCTCTGATTTTGTTTCTATTTTTCTTTTTCTTTTTACCATATATCAAACTCAAATTTTAAATTGATAAAAATATGCAAAAAAAGGGAGGGGATTATTTTCCCCTCACCAATTATTAACTACTAAACGACTGTTCTACTGTCGTTGCTTCCCAATACCATGCTGAAACATCGCTACCGATGATCCCGCCTGTTGAAACTGAGTTTGTACCATCTCCAGCACCAATAAGCACACCGCGAGATCCTAAGTTTTGTCTTGCAAAACCTAAAATGTTCTGATTTGCGTAAGGTAATGGAGCAGGAACTATCCCAAAAGATGAAAAGTTGTTAATGTTTCCTTCGCCTTGTGGAATCATTACAGGTAAACTAAATGGATAATCAGCAGCCAAAGGCCACGCAAAAGCTGTAAATGCTGTAGAATCTACGGCAAGAGTTACAGTTTGTGTGCCTACAGCATTATTCACAGCAATAACTGTGAATTGCACTGGTAATCCATTTGATGTAGAATTAAGATCCTGCATTCCAAAAACGGTTGGAATGTCAAATCTAACAACATTTCCTATCTGGTAATTTTGTTGAACCAATGTAGTGACCACCATAGGGTTAGCTAAAGTGATTTTTGCAATTGCTCTATATTGTGGGTAATACAAAGAACAATCCATAACGGCAGCATTACCAACTTTATAAACAGATCCGACGCTTGTTAAAGAATTGGTAGAGTCTAATAAAGTAGTAAATTGATTAGTGCCGTTAGTAGCCGTAACAGTCATGATCAATCCGCCTAATTCCGGAGCGGTTGTCATACTCACGATTCTTACATTGTCGCCAACTTGAAAACCGTGGTTTGTTCCTGTTACAAATACTGTTGGTTGACCAGGTGTGAAACTGGACACTGCAATAGTTGGTCCTTTAGTACAAATTGAACTATCGTAAAGGCTAAAGCCATTGATAGTCATCGCACCATTTTCTAAAGGAGCAATCGTTCCCGCTACAGTACCATTCATTTTAATGATACCTGTGCCAGAAGCCATATAAGAAGGGAGAAAAAGTCCTTCCACGATCACATCCGATGTCAAAGATCCAGAAATTCCAAGAGCTGTTTGACCGGAAGCAGTCAAGTTCCACAATTGAAATTTGGAAATTTGATTCGGAATAGCTATATACTTTGGTGTAGATGCAACATTAACAAATGTTCCATTTACAATTTGTGTTGATCCAGCCATATTCAACCTCCTATATTGCTACGCCGAGCGTGCAACGTAAGTTGACGATCCAGCTTGTGTTAGTGATGTTGAATACTTGAGCCATCTTCCAACCAGCCGTTTGATATAATCTCAAACGTGGAGAAGCGATTTCAGGCGGTGCATAGATGAATTGAGCGGAATAACCGTCCAAGTCCACCATGTCATATGATTCTTGGCCTGGGATAAAGATGTTATAAACATCCTGACCATTGGCAGAAGCATTTGGAGAAATCGATCCTAAAGATGAAAGAAGGAATCGAATATTACGCATTACTCCCCATTCGCTCTGAAGCAAATTGGCTGTATTTGAGTACTGAGCAACGTTCTGGAAGCTCACCATTTGATCTAAGTCAGCACTTAAATTAGTGTGAGTTAAACCAAAGAAGCAGGTCCTCACAGGCGCGGTGCCAAATTTATCTTCACCTTCAATCAAGTCCATAATGAATTGTGCGTTAGCAGTGCGCAATAAGCGTACGGCTTTAGAACAATCTAACGGCGAAATATTACTTGGATTATCGCCATTGGTCCCCGATGTACAATTTATTGGAGGGGCCCCGCCTTCCATCATTGAACGCGCTAGCTGATCTTCAGTTTCTCTTAAGGATTGGCCAAGAGTGCTCACAGCACTGTTTAGAACCGGATCCTCGTTAATGAGCATAACTTGTTCTTGAAGGATTATGTACGTACCGTACCAGTCAATCCTAGCATCCACGTCAAGCGCGGTAAGCTGTTGAGCTGGGGGATCTACGATACCATTTCCCAAAGGAATAGGTGCAGTAAGCAAGTTCTGATAACGTCTACGTCTCAGAATATCGCCAGCTTGTTGATCCATGTTAATAGGATAACCCATGGTTGTGTGGATTAAGTCCGGCATTGGTCTTGCTAGCAATTTCATTGATAATTGCTGCTGAACTGCCGGAGGCAAAATCGAGGTCGTAGTAGGACCACTCATTTTCAATCTCCGTTATAGGAGACGAAGCTAACCATGTAAAGCCGTTTTACTTGCGAGAAGCTGCAAGAGTTTCTTTCCAAAGCGCAGCTTTTTCCTGTCTCGACATCTTCGAATTGGATAAGGCAGCCGCAGCAGAAACAGCCTCAGAGCGAACCCCTAGACTTCCCAACTTTGGTTTTGTATCTTTTTCATCGACGCGTTTTTGCTCTTGAGACACAGATGCTTTCGTTTTGAAATCTCTTAGCTCTTGTCTTTCTAATTCTTTTTTGATTAGTGAATACACTTTTCTCAAAGGATTGGCAGCTTTCTGTACAGCTTCCTGGTTGTCTTCGTCGTTTCTGATATATTTTTCAATATTTTCAGGCGTAACGACGGTCTTGAAGTCGGCAAATTCTGTGGCTGTCTCAAGTACTTGAAGCTTCTGATTCGCTTCAGCAATCCGCTTATCTTTTTCGTTAAGCTTCTTGTTGAATTGGTTGAAAGCTTTAGCAATATTTTTCCCATCCGGGAATTCTTGTTGCTCTAACTGTCTATAATCATATTCTTCTTCTTCAGGTTCTTGTGAGGTCTGCTTTTGCTGATACTGCGCTTGCATCTGCATCTGCTTCTCATACATTTCTCGTTCTTTCTGTGCTTGCCAAAGTTGCCGTTCAAGATCCTCTTTAGCCTTTCGAAGCTCTGCAAAACTCTCTTGCGGAGACTTCTTCTCATGGGTTTCTAGAGCCTGGTCGACCACTTCAGGTAATTGGGTCTGTACTTCTTGTGAACTCATGCTTTTCCTTTGAGATTGGCGATGTCTCAGTTGCGCCATTTGTCAAAATTGTATTTGACAGCTATATAATCACAGGTATATATAAATTTTTAAATATATATCAATAAAAAAGTTGAGAAATATGGTTAGAAATTCTAGCGAGACTTACGGGCAACTAATGGAGAAAGCCCGAAAAATGACGGATAGGCAAGAAATCGGCGAGACAATGCCTGCTATTATGGATAAGTTAAAAGAGATTATTGAAGAATGTGTGCAGAAAGAGCACGAAAGAGGGACGAAAGGCAGATATTACATACATATCTGGGTACAGAAAGAGCCGTATGCCCAGAATGCTTTGCGTATATATCCACAATGCAGAAGAACAAGGCCAAGCCCATATCAAGGACATGACCATTATTTATGGAGTGTTACCGATGGTGGAAATGTAAAATTTGAATGGTGTATCCCAAACAAAGAAACACTCAACTACATCATTGCCAATCCAAGCAAATTTGATGCCAAGTATGTAGCTATGCTGCGTAAATATTGCGCTGATAAAATTGATAAGATTGAAGATTATATGATAAGTGGGAAGATTGCTTAATCTCCCCTACCTAACCATTTTAGCTCCCCCAAGATAGAGCGAGCGATTACTATGAGCTGATCCTTGGGATGTCTTGGAAATATAGCCAACTGCGGGCTTTCTAAGTCCTGGAAGTTTCTTGATCTTTTGGGGGATCATAGTCATCTTAGCCACCATGTTTTTTCATATGCTTAGCTGCTTCGTGCATATCTTCTTTTGAATGCTTTTTAGCCTTTTCGACCATGCGAACTGCAACTTTTCTAGAGCCTTTTTTCAGGCTTTTTTCAGACATTTTTGGTTTAACTGCTTTTTCTTCTTTATGTAAACCCTTAGTACCAGACCAAGGAGCAACTGGTTTGTTCATATTATTTACATCCTTTCATTGCTTTCTTCATCTTAGGAACTTCCTTCTTCATCATCTTACCAAACAATTCTTTATCTTGCTTAGCATCGGAATGCTTAGCCTTTGGTTTTGGGCTGTTTTTCATTATATCCACCTGATCGGTTATATGATTTTTCTAATTGCAATGGTGGCTTTCCACCAGGGGCTCTAAATCTTGGCACTGTCTCATTGAGATTGCTAGATTTTGGTACAGAAGGTTTGACTGCTTCTGGGATGATCTTGATTCTTGACATGATATTATCCTTTAAAAAGGTGGGTTTCTATTTAACATACCGTCAAGGATATGCCAACACCTTACTCCCCACACAAATTTATTTATTATTCATCTTTTCGCGAGTATATGGCTTATGAGCTAAAGCACGATCGTCTTTTGCATCGATCTTCTTTCTTACTTGCTCATAACTATTGCTTGCGCCAGCTGGGGGCTTTGGATCGACATTCTCTTTAATTGGAGAATAATGCGCCCCGGTATTACCTTTACCGCCACCACCCATCGATGTATTCTTATAGCTCTGTCCCATTTCGAACCTCTTGTTGTTTTAATTCTTTCTCATCTTGTCTTTTTGTAATATTTTCTATCAACTGAAAAACCTTTACAAAGTTGTCAACACCCATAGTTTCAACTTCCTTCGCAGCTTTAATTTCATCCAAGTGAGCAGATGCAAGCTCGTGTTTAGATTTATTATGTGCAGTTGCAATCTGGAATTGTTCTAAGTGTCCTTTTTGAATACGTTCTTGTGCAAGTGCACGATCGCTCATTGCCTTAGATTGTAAGCTCTCATTGACAATTCTTTGGTTTTCCATTTGCAACTCAGCCATCTTCTGTTCTTGTTGCTGTTGGGCTTCTTGTTGTTTCTTAATGCCTTCGATCATCTTATCTTTATCTTGCAGGTCAACATCGCTAAGCAACTGATCGATAGGTATAGGTAAACCGTCTTTCCATAATTGGTATTTCTGAGCAAAAGCTAATTGTCTCGTGGTATTAGTAAGCTGCGCATTTGCAACAACTGCGTCATACTTTTGGAAAGATTTGTCACAGAATTCATTGGTCGGCTCTTCAGCAAGCATCCTTCGGATTTTTCCAAGAGTATAGTTCTTCTGAATAATAGCCCAATGTAAACGTCCAGCATTTCTCTGGGATAGGTCAAGATTATCGAACAATTCTTGCAATGTTGTGAGCGCTGCCCCTTGACGTAATTGCTCAGTGATACCAACATCCGAATCTTCCGCTTGCCCAAGCAATTCTGGGGTGACGCCCGCAAGGGACTGAACATTTTCTTTATATCGTGCAGTAACTTCGAAGTTCGCAGGGTTGATATTAGCTCCTGGCTTGTCCACG